TCGTCGTGAGTTCCGTCTACTTTAATAGCTACGTTTCCATTAACAATAGTAATCTTATCCATACCCACTTCTGTTTGATGGCGCTCTGCTACTTTAAGATTAAAGTTGCGTCCAGCTTCCATATTAATATCACGGTCCGCATAAAAATTAAAATCGTTAGCTGTTCTGACACTAATGCTGTCTTGTGCAAAAATATCAATTTTACCATCGCTGGTTAATTCTATCCAAGCAGTTCCTCTTGCATTGGTAATGTAAATCAAATCTTCTGTATTATGTAATAAAATTTGATGGCCGGTACGTGTACGCAATCTGATCAATTCGTTTGAAGGCAATGTAACATCGCCGTCTGTTTCTCCAGCATCTATACTTGCATAGTCCGGAGGACCGTCAGTAGATTTTGTTCTTCTTAACCAGTTAGCATCGCCGTCGTCCATAACAAATGTGCTGCCGCCTAGTCTGCTAACAAACGTATCTGCTAACCACTCTGCTTTACCTGTTTTGGCTTTTTTACCTTTTTTATCTAATGGGCCCGGAGTACTAATACCAAATACATTACTTGGGCTTTCACGTCTGGCACTGCTAGTTGTAATTCCTCTAGTGTCGTCTAAAATTAATCCTTGATTAGATAATACTTTGGTAAACGGATGTTCTGGTTTAAAATTCTTATCAGGATCTCCGGGGCTATTATTGTCTTCTACAGATTTATTATATTCAGCTGTTGGAACACGGCCGTTACGACCTTGATTGTCTGGGTCTGGATTTTCAACTACACTTTCAGTAGCCGCAATTCCAGGAACCATAAAATTCATATTTTCATCTTGAACACATCCTATCCAATAACCACGTTTTGGATCTCCGTCAATAAAAATAATAATTACCGTAACACCAACATCCGGTGGAACCATCCACATACCATATGATTTTTGTGTATCGTTGTAATCATTATTGGCACCGGTGACGCTTACACTAGTCACTCCGTAAAACGGACTCATATACTTGACCTGATGTAACTGGCTTTCACTAGCTGTGCCGCCCACAGGTCTTAAAATTTCAACTTCTAGAATACCCATATAGGTAGGATCAAGGTTGCTTACAACTCTTGCTAAGAAGGGGCCTGGTTTTTGTTCTTTAGGGCCGGCGGAATATTCTTCGTTTGAATTCATTTATATTATTCTGTAGGATCTTTATTAACTGGAGTTGGATCTTTCTTCTCATTTGAAGTATTAAGAGTAGCAGATGAAGAACCTGCACCAGTAATTTCTTGACCATTTCTTCTCGGCCCCGATAGTACCTGTGTAAATTGTCCGTTGTCAAAATGACTTGTAACCTTAGTAACCTGATAAATTCCACTCCAGGTCAATACTGGAGCACTTTTACTTGATTTTCCAAAGTCATATAATCCAGTAGTCTGATTAATATCGATCGGAGTTCTGAAATTTACTTTAATATCTACCTCACTACCTTGATAGTTTACTGTACCGTCACTATTTAAATTTTGATATTGTGTGGGCGCACTTGTATAATTACCCATACCGCTTTGTGCAATAAAATATGGATCGCCAATTATTTTTAAATCTAATTGGAGCATACCGGCTGCACTAGTAATAGCTTCGTGGAATTGTCTTGCAGCACGAGTTTTTTCGTCTTCAATACCACCGCCGCCCTGGCCATCACCCGCCGTACTAGTTCCTGTGAAATTAACTGCTTGCGGAATCACACCAAGTTTTCTTTCAGGAGCTTGGCCAGTTGGCAACGGATTCAAGTTTGTTTTATCTCCACTTTCAGCTCCGCTAGCTGCGGCCTGCTGTTTATTATCCATTGTTTTCTTTACACTAGTTGCACCCATTTTACCAGTAAAGCCAGCTTTAAATTCTATATGAAAATTTAAAACATCAACGTTCTTACCTGTGTACAAATAATCATAAACTTTAACACATTGTTTTTCTAACTCGTCAAATCCTGGCGCTTTTTTACCAACAGTAGTAACTTTACTAGTATGTACTCCAAATGGAACCACACGGTAAACAATAATGCGGGGTTTAGTTCCAGTTTGACCTAAGTTATCTTTTGTTGAAATGGTGTAAACCTGTGTATCCACACGCCACCATTTACGCATTCCAGCCTTATCTATATTTTGTTCTTGCAATTGGTCTGTAGCATAGTCACTGTTTAATATCACAGCATCTATAGCGGTTGTAATATCTGTATCTTGACTAAAACGCATATCACTTTGTTTAGGATCAATAGTGTTATTACTTCTAATAGTGTTTCCATTAGCATCGTGTACTACGTTATCTTTGCCTATAGGAGCATCGCCTTTTCTAGTATCACTAAAACCCATTTTAGCTTTACCAATATCATTTACGTTTGTTGGATCTTGAACTAATGTGTTATTAGCTGGTATTGTGCTTTGAGACAATCCTAAACTTTTAGCAATAGCATCTGCAGAATCTGCAGACACACTAGTAACAGAGCCTGTTGAATCTTCTGTATCCCCGCCTGAATTGTTAACACCTCCAGAACTAACGTCTGTTGGAAATAAAATTAAAATTTGATCTGGAACATTTACAATTTTATCTGTTTTAAGTTGTTGTAGTCGTTTGTTCAAAGCGGCTTGTAAACTCTTTTCACCAGTTTGTAAAACTTCTTGCACAGTTGTTCCTGTAACACTATGATCATTCTTAATTGCAGAAACGTGGGAACTTTGTGCTTGGCTGTTCCAAGGATATGCTGTACATTTGTACACAGACCCTGCGTCTGTAACTGTCATTGTGATGTCTTTAAATTTAAAAGGAATTTTACGACTACTGTTTGGCACACTAAGTATCTGTCCTGTTTCAGTATTTCCTCTAAAATCAATTGTTAATAAAAATGGAGCTTGTAGGTAGTTGTCGTGATCTGACTTCCAAGCGGCTTCTTGGATTGTCATCATAAACGTGCCCATACTATAAGGTTCTATAATTTCAAAACTCATAGTGTGCATATTGGTGTTGTTGCCTTTTTCAAGACCAATAGTACTGTCAATTTCTAATTTTTCAATAAAATAATCAAACTGGCCAAATGTTGTTTGTATTCTATTAGTTGGATCTGCGTTAGCTGATTTACAAATTAAATCTAATTTAACGCTGGAATTCATATAACCCTTATCAGGGTTGTTTAATTGATTATCAGATAATACAGCAATGCCTAAAACATAATCATAACTTGCATAGGCAAATAGTGGATTAGGTAATGGAAGTTGTACACCAGAGATCGGTTTTACCAATGTGCCTAACGAACTTAGCGCACCAGTTACAGCATTGCCAATAGAACTTAGCGCACTAGCAGGACCAGAACTTAAAAAATTAGTAACGCCGCTGGTAGCTGAACTGATAGCATTTCCTACCGATGTAGTTGCCGAGTCTATTGCTCCTCCGATACTATCAAGACTGATACCCATATTATAATCCCAATGCGGTTGTCAGGCTGCTGTTTTTAGAAAGATAAATTTGTTTACCCGGAACAAAATCAAGAATAGGATCTTGAATAACATCTAAATTACGTTGCATAAACACCCACCATAAACTTGGAGTACCGTATAAGGCATACGCCAAAAGGTCTGGTCTGTAAGCAAATTTAGAATCTATTGTATATAAAATATCATCTACTTCTGCGCTTACAGGTCGTATTGTAAGTACATCGAGATAGTTATTTGTAACTGGCGTGTTATACCAAGGACTAGTGTTAGAATATTTTACTGACATTATACATATCCAAATGGGTTGTTTAAATATCCGCCGCTGACAAATCTATCAAGACTAAAGTTACGTGCGCTATTTCTGCTGTAAATTGGTTGCAAGGTTAAACTAAAACTGCTCTTTGTCGGAACGTGTGCAACACCGCCACTTGTTGTTCCAGTTAATCCTAAACTGCCAGCCAATCCAGCAATTTGTCCGACGCCGCCTGCAATACTACTTATTGCTCCAGTGACTGAACTCAGCCCAGGAACGGCTCCGCCTAGTGCTCCGCCAACTGAACTTGCCAATCCGCCAAGACTGTCTGTTATGCCTTGAATGTCTCCTGCCATACTACCAACAACATTACAACCAATATAGTCGCAATTGGCATCTAGTGTTGTGCTAAAACTTTGTACCACAACTGGTACGTTTTTAAAAATATAATTTCCATATCCGTTTAAGAAAACAATTGGAGGTGGATTGCCGGCCTTTGGATCAGATCCAGCAAACATTTTGGTAAGACTTCTTAAATAATGAACCGCCGCAATCCAGTACAATGCCTGCGTTGAATCCTCAACGTTCATAGGCGCTGTGATTGATATCTGCCCAGGGTCACTATTCTTAAAAGTTCTAAAAGAATAATTTGTATGGGTTGTATCAATACTGTTATAAGAAGCACTGCTGGCGATGTTAATTGTTGGAGTATAAGGAAATATGAGACCACCCGCATCTTTCAATGGCTTCAAAACTGGACTACCTTTAAAACTAGTCCAATTAGCTAGACTTAATCTAACACGCCAATCTGCTGGATTAGTTGAATCGCTAAAGCTAGCTACCGCACTTACTATATCACCCACAGCTTCGGCACCTGCTGTTAAGCCAGTACCGCTTAACAAGCTATCTGCTAGGCTGCCGCCGCTGGTAAACGTGTTAACAGCATTAGTTGCGGCATTGGTTATGTTACCAATACCTGCTGCGGTTTGTGCAAAACTGTTCAAGTCCATATAATATCCTTTTGGTATATTATTTATTTGACTTTATTAAGTGCGTAGTTTATAATGTTACTATTAGAGGACTGACAAAGGATGACTGCAAAAGTTAATTACCTAAACAACAAGGATATGTTGTTAGAAATACATAGATCAAAAAGCTCGTATTGTAGCTTTACCCAACCGGAATATCACCAATACGACTTAATTGTTCCTAGCGTGGATAAAATCAATATTCGTAGCATAGCCGAAGCCAAACGCAACAGGGCTAAACGCATAGGTGATTTAGATTATCAAACTCGTAAAAAAGCTGGTGAAAAAGTCAAACAAGCAGATTGCGAAATTGACTATAAAAAGATTGCCAAAACTGATGTTGTATTTAGGGTTATGACATTTGATCACATTCCACTTAACAATACTCGTAAAAAGAATCCAAAGAGTTTGGCAGATCACAGAGATAAGGTCAACTTTCCTCCATTCCAACATTGGAAATTCAACGACGAAGATGAACTGGTATGTGTTGGCAAAAGTCATTGGAAAGGTGATCTAGAGAAAGGGCACTTTGACAAGGATGCTGGCCAAATTACTAACACCTTAGCTAGGATGATGTTAAAATTGTGTGAGAGATATGCTACTCGCGGCAACGTTCGTGGCTATACTTACAACGATGAGATGAAGGGTCAGGCTATACTACAGCTAACACAAATAGGACTACAATTTGATGAAAGTAAATCAGACAATCCGTTTGCTTACTTTACCGCGGCAGTGACTAATAGCTTTGTCCGTGTTATCAATATTGAAAAACGTAATCAAAATATCCGTGATGATATTCTTGAAATTAATGGTATGAATCCTAGCTACAGTCGTACTGGTGCTGGGGAACACGCAGCTGCTCTAAAACGTCATAATGAGGAAAGCAGTAACAATGAGTAATATTACCCCAGATTTGGCTATTGCTATTGCTGTAGGATTAAAAAAACATTTCGGAGTTGAAGACACAACATTTTGGAGTCAAAGAAAATGAACGAGCCAGAGTTAAACTATCGTGCTACCATCATCTGGGATGATATGACTACCGTAGTAGAGAACGGTGTCGAAGTATCTCGTGTGTATAAAGATAACAGTATCCGGCTCGACCTGTTTAAACAACATTTCGGAGTTGAAGAATGAGCAACTTGTTCAAGAAGGTTGCGTGTATGACCGATATTCATTTCGGTCTCAAGAGCAACTCATCTGTACACAACCAAGATTGTGAAGAGTTTGTTGATTGGTATATTGCTAAGGCCAAAGAGGAAGGTTGCGATACAGGAATTTTTATGGGCGACTGGCATCATAATCGAAACAGTCTTAATATTACCACAATGGACTATAGTCTTAGAGCGTTAGAAAAGCTCGGACAAGCGTTTGATAATTTTTATTTCTTCCCTGGTAATCACGATTTGTATTACAAAGACAAGCGAGACATTCATTCGGTTGAGTTTGGCAAGTACATTCCTGGCATTACCGTAGTTCACGAACCTACTACTATTGGCAATGTTACGCTGTGCCCGTGGCTTGTGGGCGAAGAATGGAAGAGTATAAGCAAGAAAGGTGGCAAGTATATTTTTGGTCACTTTGAATTGCCACACTTCTTTATGAACGCTATGGTACAGATGCCAGATCACGGTGAGATTACCTTAGATACATTTCAAAACTATGAGCTAGGGTTTAGCGGACACTTCCATAAACGTCAGCAACAAAAGAATATGGTCTATATCGGCAACGCATTTCCGCACAACTATGCAGATGCGTGGGACGATGACCGTGGAATGATGGTCTTAGAGTGGGGCGGTAAACCTGAATATCACGCTTGGCCTAAACAACCTACATTCCGTACAGTTAAATTGAGTCAACTAATTGACGAAGCTGACACACTAATCAAACCCAAGCAACATTTAAGGGTTACGCTAGATATTGATATTAGTTTTGAAGAAGCAAGTTTTATTAAAGAGAAGTTTATTGCAGATTACGACATCCGCGAACTTACACTAATCGCTGAAAAGAAAGATATTGAAATTAATACTAACATAGATGTACAGGCTTTTGAAAGCGTGGATCAGATTGTTAGTAGTCAGATCATTAGTATCGACAGCGACACATATGACAAAAACATTTTGTTATCAATTTATAATAGCCTATGATAAAAATTAAGGATTTGACCGTTAAGAATTTTATGAGCGTGGGTAATCAAACCCAGGCTGTAAATTTTGGTAAAGAAAACCTAACCCTTGTACTAGGTGAAAACTTAGATCAAGGCGGAGACGATAACGGCTCACGCAATGGTACAGGTAAAACTACTATTGTAAATGCTCTTAGTTTTGCTTTGTTTGGCAATGCACTAACTAACATCAAGAAAGATAATCTTATTAATAAAGTTAATAATAAGAATATGTTAGTTACACTTGCCTTTGAAAAAGATGGCATTGATTACCGTATTGAACGTGGGCGCAAGCCTACACTTATGAAGTTTTATGTAAACGACATAGAACAAGACGGCGAAGAAACAGATGATGCACAGGGCGATATGCGTGAAACGCAAAAAGATCTGGACGAATTGTTAGGTATGAGCCACGATATGTTCAAGCATATTGTTGCGTTGAACACTTATACAGAGCCATTCTTAAGTATGCGGGCAAATGACCAACGTGTAATCATTGAACAGTTGCTAGGTAT